AATAGTCGCAACAATGGAAAGACCAGATGGTACTTGGTATGCAGATACCATTACAGATATAGATGATGACACAGCATCATCTGTTGATACTTTTTTAACTGAGTACTGTGAAGATAAGGATAAAAATAATGAGTAAAAATAAATTTGGAAAATCAGTTGATGTTAATAATGCCTATGCCACATACCGATATGAACATCCAATAGATAAAAGTATGTACTTTGAATGGAAAATATTAAAAACATATCAGGTAAAAGAAAATGAAGATAAGAACCAATATGCAAGATGGTTCACAGCCTGTAAATCACCAAACACTTTTGATGATTGGGAGTATGGTGATGGTTATATAAGTGAGATAATGGGTATGAAACCAAAATTATTATCAGCAACAGATGATTGGAGAAAAACTTATGATACTTGATGATCAATATATAACAAAAGATATGCTAACTAAAGATAGTTACAAAGGTAATTATTATGCAAATAAAAATGCAGTGATGTATGATTTACAAAATGGAAAACAAAATGTAGTTTGTTTCTGTGATAATATTTATACTGCACAGGGTATTGTTGAAGGTTTAAATTTATTAGATAAACTAGAGGCAGATGGTGTAGAATTAAATCAACCAAATAAGGATAAGAAATGAGTAAAAAAAAATTGCCAAAACATTATTTTGCTTACAATGATGAGGCATACAAAAATGAAATAGAAGAAACTATTATAACTGAATGTGAGAGTGCGGGGTTAGAGATAACAGAAGATGAAGATCTTGCAGAACAAAGAGGATATGATAGGGCATGGATTGTAGTAAATCCATATAAAGATAAACTAAAAAAAATATTGGACATATGTAATGCAAATGCTAAAAGTTGGAACGAGATTGAGCATGACCCTGTAGCAGAATTTAAACTTATGTCAAAGATTATAAAGGAGGATCTAAAAATATGAAAGCGTATACATTTATAAAATCAAATGGAGATAAGAATACAATAGAGTCTATGAGTTTGAAGAAGGCCATAAAAAAATATAGTCCAGATAAAGAAAAAGATGTTCTAATTGTTTGGACAAGTAAGAAAGGTAACATAAGTAATCAGATAATTAAATTACCATATGTATCTAGAAAAGAAAGAAAGGGTAAACTATGATTAGGTTTATAGAGGTAACAAAAGAACATATAGCAAATGGAGTACCAGGTGATGAATGTAATTGTGCTATTGCTTTAGCTTTAGCAGATGAATATAAAACTTCAGATGTATCAGTAGAAGTAGAAGATGAACCTATGTTATATGTTGGTGATAAATCTTTAAGTATAGCAACACATGAAATGTCTGAAGATATAGATGCTTTTATTAGAGATTTTGATTTTCACAATGAAGTTGACCCATTTACAATTCAAATATATGAAGAGGTAGGTATATGAGTTACGCAAATGATATAAGATTAATATTTGAAAATCATTATGAGTGGTGTAAGAAAGAAGGCAGAGATATATCATGGTATAAAGAATACAAGGAGGGAAAAAAAGATGTTTGTATGGAAGCACCCAAAGTATTACAAAGAACTAAAGAAAAATAATTTGACAAAGGAAAACTTTTCTGATAAGGGAGAAGACTATGAAAAAATACAAAATAAGATTAACAGGATTGGGGATAGAAGCAGTAGCGATAATCCCAATAGAGGCAGAACCAACAATAGAAAAAATAGAAAATAACGTAGCATACTATCTTAATCATAACTTAATGAAAGTTGAGCCAAATGATTTTTATTCAACAGATAGATACACAATAACATACGAGGAAGTGCAGGTTGAATTATAGACAACAACTAGAAGTTATAAAAGGTTTAAGCATACCATCCGAAACTCAAACAAGAATGGATTGCCCATTCTGTAATGGTAGAAATACTTTGTCTATAGATACAACTGAGAATAAGGTAGGGTGGTACTGCTTTCACGCATCATGTAAAGCAAAAGGTAAAAAGGAGGGGGAAAAGAATATGCATTATGTAGATAGAGTATTTCATGGCAATAAAGCATTGCACATAGAAGATACAGAATTTAAAATACCAGATAGTTTTCAATCAATATACTCAAATGAAAAGGCTATGCGTTGGCTATCCAATAATAATTGTTGGGAGTCTTGGTCTTGGGGTAGAGCAGATTTTAAATACGATGTAAAACAAAATAGAGTTGTATTCTTAGTTAAGAATAGAATATCACATAAGATAGTTGGTGCAGTAGGTAGAGCATTAACCAAACAAGATTTTCCTAAATGGTTTATGTATGGTAACAAAGATGTACCATTTAAATGTGGTGATTGTAATGATGCAGTAATCGTTGAAGATTGCCCTTCAGCTTGTGCAGTATCTAATATCTTAACTGGTATTGCAATCATGGGTACAAAATTAAAAGCAGTACAAAAGTCACATTTAAAACCATATAAAAATTTATATATATGTTTAGACAGAGATGCTACAATTAAAGCATATGACATAGCAAAAGATTTAAGATCATCTGGATTTGAAAATGTAATAGTAAAACCTTTAGAAGATGACTTAAAATATTATGACACAGAACAAATAAGGAGGATGTTTTATGGACTCAAAAATGATGCAAGAAATTCTTGACAGTTGGAATAGTTGGAAGTATGATATTCAAGATACAAATAAATCTGAATGGACTCAAAGAGATCAAAGTAAATTAGATAAGATAACAGCTATACTAGAAGAACAATTAGCATGGCAGAAAGCAAAAGATAGAAGATGATAGAAAAACAAATGATTAGGCTTATGCTTAATAAAAAATTTTACACACAGTACAAGGGAACTTTATCACCTACAGTATTTTCTGGTGATGTAAGTTCTTTGTATGATACGATACAAAAAGCACATGATAAATACGAAGAGGATATAAAGATTGATGAGTTGTATTCTTTGCACACTACAATATTTAACCCTGCATTAACTCGTGCTGCGAAAGAAAAGTTTAGTGAGTTAGTTGAAGATATAAAAGAAGTACAAGAACCTAGCAAAGAAATAGCAAAAGATATTATGCGTATCTTATCTGATAGAGATCTTGCACAGAGAATAGCAGTTGAGGCCACAGAAATATTTAATGGTAAAGAAGCAAACTTTACAGAAATAACTGGCATGATAGACAATCATAAAACTAATATTGATGAGGATAAAAATCCTGCAGTGACTAATAACATAGATGAAGTTATAAAGTTATTAGATGTTACTACTAAATGGAAGTTTAATATACCTGTACTAAAAGAAAACGTAGGCGGTATTGGTGGTGGTAATCTTATGATAGCATTTGCTAGACCAGAAACAGGTAAGACAGCTTTCTGGGTAAGTTTATGTGCAGGGCCAGATGGTTTTTGTTCTCAAGGTGCAGTTGTTCATGCATTTATAAATGAAGAACCTGCTATTAGAACTCAGATAAGAGCAATCTCAGCATACACTGGTATGACTAGAGATGAGATATTATTTGATAAGGTGCAAGCCCAAAGAATATGGGCTGATATAAAAGATAATATATCAATGTTTGATACAGTTGATTGGTCTATGAGTGATATAGATGCACACTGCGAAAAACATAAACCAGATATAATTGTTATAGATCAGTTAGATAAAGTTAATGTATCTGGAACTTATGCAAGGACAGATGAGAAGTTAAGACAGATCTATACAAGTGTAAGAGAGATAGCTAAACGTAGAGAGTGTGCAGTGATTGCAATATCTCAAGCGTCAGCTGATGCACATAATAGAAATAGTATTTCATTTGACCAAATGGAAAACTCTAAAACTGGTAAGGCCGCTGAAGCAGATTTAATTATTGGTATAGGTAGAAATGCTAATAGTGATTTAGAAAATAAGATAAGAACATTATGTGTAAGTAAAAATAAAATTAATGGTTATCATGGTGAGCCTGTGTGTACCATTAGAAGAGGTATAAGTAGGTACGAAGTATAATGAATTGTTTGTCTATATTTTTTGCAGTATCAATGCATGTTGGGTTACAGCATGACTACAACGAGTATCACCCACATGCAAGATGTCAAGTTGATAATATAATATCTGGAGTATACTATAATAGTGAAGACAATCTTAGTTTTTATACAGGTTTAGAACATAACGGATTTGAGTTAGGATTAGCTACAGGATATAGCCACAATAAAATTGTACCCATGGTTAGATACAAAAAAAATAATTGGTTTATATCTCCTGCATTAGAAACTGATGGTAATGTAGGTATAGTTGTAGGATTAGAATTTAAAATAGAAAGGTAAGTATGATCGAAAAACATAAGAAGGGAATACGGGCAGAGTTAATTGCACATGAGTATTTTATAAAAAAAAATTATAAAGTATTTCCAGCATTACATAGTATGGGCCCAATTGATCTTATATTACTAGACAGAAACAATAATATTAGATATATTGATGTTAAAACAAATTCTTTTAGATCTAATGGAACTAAAATATATCGCACAAATAACAAAATTAAAGGTATTAAAATTGAAATAGTGTATGTGAATGTAGATACTATGGAAATTATAGACACACAAACTAGAAAGGAAATATGATAACAACAGTAGACGTAGAAACATCGTGGCAAAAAAATGAGAATGGTGGGTATGACCCATCACCTTTTCATCCAGATAACATATTAGTTAGTGTAGGTATCAATGATGATTATTATTTTACAAATCATAGTGAGAGAATAGATAGAGGTTGTGCAGTTAAGATACAAGATACTTTAAATAAAACAACTTTATTAGTAGGCCATAATATAAAATTTGATTTGATGTGGTTATTAGAGTCTGGATTTAAATACACTGGTAGAGTTTATGACACTATGCTTGGTGAATATATTTTAAACAGAGGTGTTAGAAAAAGTTTAACACTTGAGATGTGTTGCCGTAGAAGAAAGATAGGATCCAAAGACAGTAGTGTAAAAGAATATATGGATAGAGGTGTATCATTTGAAAACATACCAAAGGATATTGTAGAAGAGTATGGTAAAATAGATGTTAAGATAACTAGAAGTCTATTTGATTCTCAGATGGCTGACCTTAGATCAGAAAAAAATAAAGGTCTACTTATGACAGTTAAAATGATGAACGAGTTTTTAGTTGTATTAACTGATATGGAACGTAATGGAATTAACGTAGACTTAAATGAATTAGATAGAGTTGAGAAAGAATTTAGAGCAGAGTTTGCGTATCTAAAACAAAAAATAGATAAGATTGTATACAGACAAATGGGTGATACTAAAATTAATCTATCTAGTCCAGAACAATTAGCTTGGTTAATTTACTCTATGAAACCAAAAGATAAAAAACAATGGGCTAAAATATTTAATGTTGGTATAGATAAAAGCACAGGTAAAAGTAAAAGAAGACCTAATTATTCTAGGCAACAGTTTAGAAATTTAGTTGCAGATAATACAGAGACAATATATAGAACTGTAGCTGAACAATGTATAGCTTGTCATGGTAAGGGCGTTATTAAGAGAATAAAAAAAGATGGTAGCCCATTTAAAAATTATACTAAGTGTTCTGATTGTGATGGTGAAGGTTATATCTATACACCAATGGCAAAAGTTGCAGGGTTTAGACAAAGACCTAGAAGTGTATATGATGTAGCAGAGTCTGGATTTAGAACTGACAGAATTACTTTGAGTAAGATATCCTCAGAAGCAGAGGGTGAGTTCAAAGAATTTATAGATGCAATTGTAAGACACAATGCAGTAGATACATACCTAAATACATTTGTAGAAGGATTAAAAAACTTTACAAACGAAAAAGGTTTTCTGCATCCTAAGTTTATGCAGGCCATAACTGCAACTGGTAGGTTATCTAGTCGTGATCCTAACTTTCAAAATCAACCTAGAGGTAGAACATTTCCTATTCGTAAAGTTGTTACCTCTAGATTTGAAGGGGGTAAGATACTGGAGATAGATTTTGCACAATTAGAATTTAGAACTGCAGTATATCTTGCACAAGATAAACAAGGTATGGAAGATATAAAAAATAATATAGATGTACACCAATACACTGCAGATATTATAGGAGTATCTAGACAGGATGCAAAGGCTCATACTTTTAAACCTTTGTATGGTGGTGTAACTGGTACTGAAGATGAGAAAAGATACTACACTAAATTCTTAGAGAAGTATAAAGATATAAAAAAATGGCATGAAAAATTGCAGAGTGAGGCCATACGCTATAAAAGAATTAAGCTACCCACTGGTAGAGAGTATGCTTTTCCGTATGCAGAAAGAACACCTTGGGGTGGATCTACTTATGGTACTCAGATAAAAAATTATCCTGTGCAAGGTTTTGCAACAGCAGATATTGTACCAATAGCATGCATAAATATATATAAAATTATGCAAGAGAAAGGTGTAAAAAGTTTACTTGTAAACACAGTTCATGATTCTATCGTGGCAGATGTTTATCCTGGGGAAGAAGATGTGATGAGTGAAATATTTAAACAGGGCACATCAAACGTAATACCATCCCTCAAAACGTATTACAATATTAACTTTAACGTACCCCTAGATACCGAGTCAAAGATAGGTATTAACTGGCTACAAATGGAGGACATAAAATGAGTAAGGACATAGATGCATTGGATACTTTAGATGAGTATTCTGATGAAGAGTATTCTGCATATTTAGAATACACACAATTAAAGGACCAATGTGTAATAGAGCCTACAACATTGTATATAAATGACAAGCATGAGTTTTTGTCAGAGTGGACATACTTTGCAAACGCTGATGATTTAGAAGTAAAAATAATAAATGGAGAGACGATAATATGTTAGAGATATTTTTTATAATATGTATTGTAGGAATGGGTATTAGATTAATAGATGATATTATATATCATTTCTTTAAAAAAAAATAGATGTGGCAAAATAACCAATAGTATTTTTTTATAAATATGATATACAACAACGCTAAAATAAGGAGGACAAATGTCTGATAATAATATAATAGTAAAAGGAATGTCTAATGAGCAGATAATGCAAGCCATAGGACAAGATGATGGGTCTAGCATGGGTGTTAATATACCTAGGCTAGCAATAAATCGTAGCCCAGAAGATGATGATGGTAATCAATTACCAGTAGGTCATTTTTATACATACGATTCAAGTACAGGGCAGAATGTATATTCAAAACCTGTAACACTACGGCCATTTATAAGTGCGATGCAATACATGCACTATGATGCTGTTAAAAGTGAATATGTAAACAGGTCTATAATTTTTAAAAGTTGGAGAGAAGAAGCTATAGATATCTTAGGTGGTACTAAGTGTGGTAAGATACCATTTAAAGAAAGATCAAGTTTAACTCCAGAACAATTAGAGGAACAAAGAACTATTAGATGTTATAAGTTAGTCTATGGTTTATTAAGTTTTGATAAAGGTGTTAATTCTAAAGGAGAGGATGTATCAATTAAAAATTTACCTGTGTTATACAGGGTTACAGGTACAGCTTTCTCACCAGTTAGTTCTGCTTTAGATCTCCTTAACAAAAGAAAAAAACTTATGTTTAATTGTACTTTATCTTTAAATACTAAGAGACAAAAAAAGGGTGGCAATGT